GTACCCACTGAGATATGACCATTCGGCGGGTAGCGTCAGGGCGCTGATGATGGTGCCCGATGGTACCCCGCCACTGGTTGTCTGGAGGCTGACCGTAACGTCAGCACCGGCTCCGCTGTGGTCGAGATATATCTGGATGGAGCCGATGGTGGACCCGGCCGACGTGAAGGTTTGGGCCAGGGATTGTGTCCTGAGCGACACCGGTGAGCCCGTGGTACCAGTGTAGCTACCGGGACCGGCCGTTCCGGCGTAGGCGTACTGGGTTGAATGGGTACCGAGAAACTGGTTTACCTGACCAGCGTAGGCGGTGTTGCCAGGAAGGGCGGCAGCCCATGTGGGAACAGTCATCAGAGCGATACCGCCAAAGAGAGGGTCACCTGGAGCATGGCCGTGTTCGCCGGGCTCTTAGTGATAGGTGCCAGGATGGCGTGGTTCAACAGGGTGCCGTATCCGACAGCAGGAGACGCCTGGGCGAACACGCCGACCTCGGTGGCTGTCCAGCCGATGGCGCTCGACCCGAAGAAAAACGACCACACCACCTGGGATGCGTTGCTGACCACATAGGTTCCCCCACCGGAAATGGTGGTGCGGGACACCTCGGCGGCAAGCTCCGTGTCGGCCGGGGTGACGACGCCCACCCCGGAGTCAGCGGCGTAGGTGGCATTCGCCTGGAACGAGTCCACCGGTATGGAGAACGGTGGAGACGATGTGGAATACGCGGAGGGCACCGTTATGGTCTGGTATGTAGAGGTTCCGGCCCCGAGCGTCAACGTGGCGCCCCCGGTGGCGAAACTCTGGCTTGTTGTTGAAACAATAGCGTCATAGGTGTCACCACTTGTGATCGTCTCGCCCAGAATGAATGTGGACGACCCGAGGCCGGTGCCGACAGCACCGTACAGAGGGGTCAGGAAGAACGGGGTCGTATACCCGAGGTTGGATGCCTGGTCCTCGATTCCGGCCCACATGACAGCCTGGACGATCTCGTTGATGCCTGCCGTCGTGATGACGTTGCGGTTTGCCGTTTGGTCCACCAGATGACCGGATGTATCGTAGACCGATACCTTTACGTTACCTTCGACACTCAGACGGGTTATGTCCACGTTACACCCCCCCAGGTGCCGGTATCCCAGTAGGGGTTCGTGCTGACGGTGATGACAGACGCTTCGCTCATGGTCGACAGGTCGGGTAGGGCTCCGATGACGGTGACGACCGCCTGCGGGGAGGTTGTCTGCGGCGGCGCCGATGTGGTCAGTTGCCCAAGCTGGGCACTGATGGCGCTTATCACCTGGGTTAGATTGGAGGCTCGTCCGATTGCTATAAACAGGGCTCGTTCTCAGGGGGATTCTCTTGTCAGTCTAACTTGTTGCTAGCTTGTTGAGATTCTTAACAAGGTAAGTTGATATTGGTGAAACCCGGTAGCCAACATCACAATCGTATTCGACGTACAAATGTACGCGTCCTGTATGCCCAGTGCATAACCTCGGGTACTGTCAGGAAACTGGCTAAGGTTGCACCAGATGATGTCACCAACATTGATATGGCCGGTGAAATCTTCGGTGGTATAGCAGTTGAGGTTCTCTTGCACCTTGGAGTACTCAGTAAGATCGGCCTGGGCGCGGGCAAAGCAAGCCTGTTCGGTAAGAAGTGTGCTATCCGTAATGATTTCGGTCCAGGTGTGGCCATAATTCTGGATTGATACGATATCCTGGGCCACACCGATAACCGGAATCTCATAGGGATACCAGAGTTCGACCAGGACTCCTGCTGGCGGTGGTCCCACCAGGGAGACGAGTACCCATTGTCCGGCCGAAGTCTGGCTGATGACCCACTGTGTCGTTGTGGTCTGAACCTGGCTTTCAACCTCCTGTAGGCCGACCACGTAAGGTTGACCTCCGACCAGTAGATATGCCTGGATTCCGATGAACGTCGCGGCAGTATCCTCCTGTGTGATCGGCCATATCAGGGTGAAAATGGTGGTAGATCCGTCACCGGTCCAGCCCTGGGTTGGTGGTCCCTCGGTGTTGACCGGTATAGAGATTTGGCTTCCGATGCAGGTGATCTGATTGTAGAGACTCGTCCCGTCGTACTCGTAGGAGAGCATGGCGTTTACTTCGACGTGAGCCAGGTTGGTGGACCCCTGACCGGCCATCGGGTCATCCGTAATGGTGACAGTTGGTGGAGCCCCCTGGAACTGGTTGAAGAAGTGAACCTCTTGTGTCTCGTCGACAAACCAACCGTATTGGGAGGATTGAGAAGCATAGGTGGCAACCTGATCGAGACACTGTGTCAGAGTTTGCCATTGGAATTGCATGAAAGGGATCACCGGCCCCGGTGCGACGTAGCCACCTTGTGATACAAAGTTGGCTGTTATCCCGCAGTTGGCATTCAGAACAAGATCCACGATCACCTCGTCCATCGTGAGCCCCGAGTAGGCCGCGTAGACGGTGGCGCCTGACGCGTTTATGCTGTAGTCGACACACTGGCAATTCCAGGTGACCAGGTTGGGGCTCACGAAAACGAAGGCCGGGTCGTTGATAAGTCCACCGAAAATGGGGTTACCCGATATGGTGTCCACAATGAGGACACGCGACATCGGGTAGATGATGGTTGGAACCGAGTTGTCACCATGTTCAAAGGTCAGAGGAAAGGATGCGGTCGAACCCTGGCGGCCGAAAGATTGCTGGATACGGGCCTGGAGGTTGGTGGCCGAGTAGTCCAGGTAGGCGCTGTAGTTGATCGGATTGGTCGCTCCCGGTGGGGTGACCAAGATGGCCCAGGCGGGCAACGGTGGCAAGGAAGCGGGTACCAGGAACTTGCCCGCCGTCCCGGCCGTAGACGATCCGAGGGATGCGGCACCGAGAACACCACTGGCCGTTGTCTGAGAAGTCACGGCTAGACGATACCCGTCCAGGTGGATGTGCCGGTTTTCATGTAGAGTCGTTGGTTGGTTGTGCTGGGCGTGTCGGATCGGAGGTATGCGTCTCCCTGGGCACCCAGAGCACCCGATGGTGCTCCGATGCCTCCCCAGAGTCGTGGTCCCGCCGTAGAAGTACTGTTGCTGGTGTAGATGCCATCTGCTGCAAAGCAGGACCCGACGACAGAAACGTTACCGTCCTGGTCGAAATAGTGGGTCAACGGGTTGCCGCTGGTGTTGCAATAAAGCTCAAAGGTTCCAGGATTACCAGTACCGATTGACACGTTGTTGGCACCCTGTGAGAACAAGGCTGTTATGACGCCACCCGCCGAGGTGCCAGGACCGATCGGTATCATGCCGCCCGCAGCGACCAGACCGTTCGGCTGCACGAATGGTCCGGGGAAACCAGGAATGAAACACGAGCCGTTGACCTCAAAGGTCGCCGCGCTCGCCGCGTAGTTGGCCATTGTCCCGTTGTAGCAGTTGATGAGGCCGTCACCCGTAACGACGGCCGCAGCGGCCAGACTCAACCCGACACCGGCCGGGGCGTCGTTCTCCATTTGGATACAGTAGGAATTCTGAATGGTGCTGGCGCCGTCGATCTGAATGCCGATGCCGTTGCAGTTCTCCGAAATATTCAACTCAGAGTTGTAGATGGATGCGGTCGACTGGACCCACATACCAACCTGGCCGGTGTTGACACCGATGCGCAGCTTCTTGATCCGGGTGTACCCGAATGACCCGGTCCCGGAACCGGCGTGCTCAAACGACATGCCGACCGCGTTGGCATACAGATAGGTCCGATCTATTTCGGAGCCCTCGCAGTAGTCGGTCTCGTTGTCATACCGGATGCCGCGGCCGGTCAGCACAGAAATGGTTGACCCGGTATGAAAGTTGTAGCCCGGTGTCCAAGTGTTTTGCAGCGGCAGCGTGGACGCGGAGGCGGACGCGCCGGTAGTGGTGAACACCTGATAGTCGCCGGTGTAGCCGCCGGTTGTGTCGTGGACCATGATTGGCTGACCGGCCAGGGCTATACCTGACCCGGTAACAGACAGACTGGAGATGGGGACCGACGTGGACAGAGCAGACGACAAGGTGTAGCCGGTTAGAACCGTACCGTTGAAGTGCTGGACGATGAGGTCGTCGAAGCCACCGTTCATAACGTCGCCGTAGTGGATACCACAGCCGTAGGCATCTGAGTAGGTACCGTCCAGTGTCATACCCGTTATTGATCCGGCCTGGCTCTCGGGAACGAACGAAGCCATCTGTACCCGGATCATGTCAGAAAGCCCGACCCCACCACCGGCGACAGTGCTATAGATGATGACCGACGAGCAACCGGCGCCTTTCCACGAAACCGACGTTTTCGTTATGTTCTGTGTTGAGTCAATGAAGTAGTAGCCAACACTTGGTGGCGGAAAGTAGACGATCCCTCCGGCTCCCGCGTGGGCTGCGGCGTTGGCTGCGGCGATGGCTGCGGTGTCAACCGATACACTCCCGGTGCCGACACCAACCCCGTAGGCGGTGATGTTGAACACCTGACCACCTTCATCGGAGAACCCGGCCACGGGTCCGGTCATCGTGCCGCCCGACAGGGGCAGGAACGTTTCCCCGCCATCTGTGACAAACCCGTTGGTCAGGCCCCCGGCGGTGATGTCGGGGAGAGCCAGCCAACCGAGGGCGTGGGCCTGCGGAGTGGTGCCCTCGGCACCGCGGGTTACGGTCCACGTCGTGCCGGATACGTTGGTCACCAGGATTATCTCGGTCAGGTAACCGGTGACGACGTCGACGGCGGCGTCGACCACCCGGAACTGGCTGGGCACCAGACTGGAGGCAGCCGGGATGTTGACCTGGGCTGTTACCGTCAGGTATTCAACGGTGCCCGAGGCGGGCGCGTCGTTCGCACCAGAGGTGACGACGGCTGATGCCAGGTTGGCAAAGAGTTCGACTGCTACAAGTCCTCCTTCTTAGTGCCGGATGTGGACACCGGCACCCGGCAGGGATTTGGTGATGGCTTGGGATACGCGGGTGGCGAGCATCTGCGTGTCGGCTTCGGACATGACGGTGTTCCCGGTGACGTAGACGTTGACATTGGTACCACCTATACCGGAACCTGTGGACAGGGGACCAACACCGGCAGCACCAGCCCCGGTCATGGGAACAATCATCTCGGGTGCATGGGCGTAGACAAGACCCTCGGATGTAACCATGCCTCCGAGGGCGGCCGACTTTATAGAAGCGGTTGGGGTAATGGTGGCGGCCGGAACCGTTGTGCTTGTGCCGACAGCAGCCAAGGTACCTACACCTTGACCAAGGGTGCCCATATTGGAGACCATCGTTTTGATTTGGTTGTTCATGCCTGTTGACATAGCCAGCCATGCGTTGTTCCAGGTGCTCACCATGCCACTGGGACCATTAAGCTCTGCTTCCACCTGGTTGACGGCAGTCGTCATGGCACTTGTTACGACACCTGGCAGAGCACCAAAAATGGTGTTCCAGTTGGATTTGATCCTACCGGTCGTGTTGGTGAAATCTGTTAGCAAGGTAGCCGACTTGGTTTTGGATGTGCTGGTTGCGCTAGTCCAGAATCCAGAAATGTCGGTAGTCAGTGTTTGGAAACTCTTGCTGATCGGCTTTAGTGCATTTGGTATAGGACCAAAAGTGGAGGCAAAAATTTGGGCCACATTGCTGAAGGTGGCCGCCAGAACAAACAAGCTGGAGGGACCATTAATCAGGCTGGCTACCTTGTTGGTAAAAATGCCAACGGCCGTACCCACGCTCGCTATAGACGTGACAATCTTCCCTGATGATGTGTTGATATCATCAAGCAGGTCTATCGCTATAGTAAGTGGCTTGTTCAGATTGTCGACATAGGTGTCAAGGGTGTGGATACCGTCAGCCATGGTGGACAGAGGTTTGGCTGCTCCCGACAACTGGGTAGCGGCCTTACCGAGTGGTCCCCCGAATTGCTGAAAAGTGTTGACAATGTCACTCATCGGTTCACTCAGGGTTGCCGCCAAGGGGCCAAGGGTAGACATAGCCTTATTGAGAGCACCGAGTCCTTTGTTCATGGCGGTCACGTTGCCGTCAAATGAACTGGAACTCTTGTTGAACTTGTCCAAAGAAGAGGCTACGCTGGCGAGCGCCTTAGAAAAATTGGTGAGAGCCGGGGAAACAATGGTTAGAGGTTTGATCGCTGCCTCAAGAGGAGTAAGAGCCTTCCCCAGATTGGTAGCAAAGGCAGACAGGGGAGCAATGATGTTTCCGGTCTGAGTGGTCAAAATATGCAGAGCGGTGTTGGATGCGCCGAGGGATGTATTTATGACATCCGACTGTTTGTGAAGCTCAGACAAGTTGGTGGTGAACTGACCGATTACCTTGGTATTACCGGTCATAGCCGTGTTGAGATGGTCAATGTTCTTAGCCGAAGCGTCCACCGGTTTGGCAAAATTCGTCATGGTGGTGGAGAACGCCTTGAGGGCAGGATCTGCGGCCTCCAGGTTGCTGGCATTTTTCTTGAGTTCAGGGTTCAGTTTGGTCATCGTTACGTTGAAAACACCGAGGGCACCTCCGCTCTTGGTTAGATCCGCAACGAAAGGAGGTAGTTCTCCGTTGAATGCCTTGAAAGAGGAGAGCACGTCCTTGAAACCCTTGGACAAAGGACTCAGATCCTTGTTGAGTTCACCTACTGGCTTGGGGATCTCCTTGAGCGGTCCTTCCATGGTCTTCAAGGTGGATGCCATACCAGACAACGGGGTGTGCAGGCTGGTAATGTTCTTAGAAAAAGCGGGCATCACGTTGGTCAGGGTGGTGATTCCGGCTCGGACCAAGCTGAATTGACTGATGATGTTCTTTGCTATCACGTTCACCGCGGATTCGACGGCCCCGGCACCGTTTTGGAGACCCTGTGCGATGCCCTGCACAATAGGACTACCGATCTCGTCGGCCATAACCCCGGACGGCGAGAAGATATGGAAGACGCTCTTGAGTGGACTCATGATGGCACTCTTGGCGATATGTCCCATCAGGTCCGGCAGCTTCTTTGCTTCGTTCTCGATGCCTTGGATCAAACCGCTGATAAGATCCGACCCGACATGGACCAGGGTGGTCCCAAAGTGGGCAACCGCCTTGAGGATGTCCTCTGGGAGAGTTACGAAATACCAGACAACGGCGTGGACACCGTCCTCAAATATCTTTTCAACGTCGTGCCACATATCGTCGAAGAAGGCGGCAATCTGCTTGTGGAAATGTAGAACAAGGGCCAGAATAGGATCAAATGGTGCCAGGAAAATCTCTAGGAGCAGCATCCAGTGGGCCTTCACAAAGTTGACCACATCGTCGACGACGCTCATGATGGCATGGACTACCGCCGTGAAGACGCTCTCGATGGTTTTCCAGATGACCTTCCAGTGGCCCATACACATGGTGGCAATCGTGATGATCGCCATGATGGCCATGCCCCATGGACCCATGGCTGTGTCCATTACCAAACCAGCCGCACGGCTTGCCATCGCCATGATACCTTCGCTGTCGGCTACGCCCGCGTTGGCTACTTCCTGTTCCGCGGCGTTTGCTTCAATTTCTCCTGTGGTCACCCCGGAGGTTACAGCCAGAGAAGCCATGTCGGTCTTCATTGAGGCCGTAGCCACGGCAAACCTGGCAGATGACGCGCCCGCCATGGCATCAAGTTCGGCAAACGACCGGCTGACACCTGCTGTTGTTTCCGCGGCGGAAGCACCAAACAGTGTAAGGTTTTCCTCCATACCATCGACTGATGCGTTTGTCTCGGTAGCCGTTGTGTCTGCAGCAATAGACAGACTACCGAGTGCCTCGGTGATCTGTGTCACCCCGGTCTGGAACGCCAGAGTCATTTCCTTGATGGCCACCTGGAGTGTGTAGAGACTGGCCTTCTGCTGTGTGGCAGAATCGGTGGTCTGACTGGCCGTCAGGTCGGCAGCAACACCTTGTTGAGCCGCCGCACGCGAGGCCGCCGCGGCGGCCTTTTCCGAAGACGATACCTCGGCCTTGGATGAATCTTCGGCAGCCGTCTTGAGGTTGCCGAACCAATGGCTGGACTTCTGAAGTTTCTGTCCGAGTTCCTGCAATCCGGCACCACTGCCGCCAAAGTGGCTTATGATGTTGCCGACACCTTCCAGCATGGACCCGGCCTTGCGCATGAGGATCATGGCAGAAGCCAGGCCGGCGAGAGACCCGGCTACAGCACCGACAGCGGTGACGAATTCATGGTGCTTGTCTATCCAAATGACGAACGGTTTGAGTGTCGTATTTATCACCTTGAACAGAAGACCAAACACAGGGATAACACCATTGCCAATAGTGATGCCGAGACTCTGCATCTGGTGTTCAAAGACGGTGAATTGCACTTCGGCAGAAGAAGCGGCGTCAACGGCGGCCTTGTGGGCGGTACCGGTTTTGTCAACCTGGGCCACATACTGGTTAAAGGTTCCGGCTCCCTGTCCGACAATAGCGGTCAAAAGGTTCTGGCTGTTACCGAACAAAGTGGTGGCCACCGACGTCTTAGACAGGGCCAACTGGTCAGCCTGATAAGTGGCTATCTCAGATTCCAAGTTGGCCTTCACGACGTTACTGGCGGTCGTGGATTTCTCTGTTTTCAACTGGGTCAACTGGTTGGTGGCAGCCATCTCTTCTTGGGTGAACCGCACGTACTGGGCCAGTTGTTCTGTGTTGGCATCAGGGCCTTTGACCGCCAAGGATTCCTTAACCAGTGAGGCGTTCGTCTCGTCGAAGGAGGACAGAGCGGCCTGAGCCTGCGTCACAGAAGAGGTAGCCGAGACGGCCGACTCGGCGGCCTGGGCAAACTTCTCGTTGACCCCGGCCATGATCGAGTTGTTGTTCTGGGGTAGCTTATTCAAAGCTGTCCCCAACTGAGTGATGATGGATGACATACCGACAAACTGACCCGTAGATGTCTGGAACTGGACACCAAGCTGGAAAAGAAGTTGCTGTTGCTCTGTAGTTGGGTCGGCAAGCGACTTGATGGCTTCACCGGCAGACCGCATACCCTGGGAACTGTTGATACCAGCATGCTGAAGATCGAGCATCAGAGCGTAAACCTGGTTCATCGGCACATGGAGCCCACCGATATACCTCTGGAGCCCCTGTGTTTCCTGGCTGAGTCCACCGATACCTGAAGCCAGGGCTTTGCTGGTGTTGAACATCTGGTCAGCCGTAGCTGAAACCTGAGATAGAGGCGTGTTGGTCTGGGTCATGGCCGCCGCGAGGGCCTGAGTGGTTGTAGTCAGGTTGGTGTTTGTACCGGTTGCCAGTTCCTGGGCCTGGGTCATGAGGTTTATCATCTGGGTTGTCGTCAAGGTGTGGCCGTAGTAACTGTCGAGTTCACCGGCCACACTGTTGTATGCCGAAATGAGTCCCTCAGAACCGGAGGTGGCAAACTCGGACGTGTTGGCCAGGTCTTGGAGGGCCTGGCCGTATTTTCCTGCGGCTCCGGTTGATACCTGGAGAGTGCCGGCCAGGAGGGAAACCTGTTTGTTGTAGTCGGTCGACTGTTTGACGACCTCGTAGCCAGCCCCAGCTACGGCCAGGGCGCCCGTGCTCATCAGAATGGAGCCCTTGCTCGCAACATCCGCCGCGTCCTTGGCGACCGTGCTGGATTCTTTCTGCTTGGCCGCGGAAGCAACACTCTTGTCGGCCAAGTCTGCCTGGGCCGCAGCCAGTTCGGCGTCGGACGCGATGATGGCGTCATTGTCGGCTACGGTGGCGTCTCTCAGGTCGGTCATAGCGCCTACCATGGCGTCCATTTTTCCGACCATGGTGGCAAAAATGTCGGTAGAGTCTGTTCCGAGATCCTTGAACGAGTCTGCCATCTCGGTGTCATCAGCAACGATGTCGCTGGCTGAATCCCCTACCGTTTTGGCGGCGTCACCGAAACTGGTTCCGATTTGACTGGCAACCTCTTTGGCACTATCGGCTATCTCGGTGTTGGCCGTGGTGATGTCCTTCGCGGTTCCATCGAGATCATCCACCATGGCGTCGGTTGACTCGTCCATGTTGGCCGCAGACTTGTCAAAGGCGGCTGCCGTACTTTCGATACTGCCAGAAACAGCGGCGCAAGACTCTTTGATAGCGGCGGCCCACTTTTCAAAGGTGTCACCCGTGACACCAAGAATGGTTACCAAGGCATCTTGAAAATCATCCAGATTGGGGAGGAGAAGATCAAGGTCGCTGTTGACATCAACCAGAGCGGCATCAAGATCCAACATGCCATCAGCCAGATCGTCGGTACCCGGACCAAGCTCGTCTATGACACCTTCAACATCATCGAGGATGCCGCCAAGATTGCCGAAGTCGCCCACAAGGTCAGCCAGGACGCCATCCAGTTCACCACCAATGTTGGCAACACCGGCCAGGGCTTCCTGGAGGGCGTCGGCGGCGTCAGCAATGTCGGCCAGGATTCCCGATGCGGCGTCCGTCGCGTCTATTTGGATTAAAATCTGAGAGGATGCCGTGCTGACAAAGAGTTCCTATTACACCTTCTGTGTGGTGCCTCTATGGTACCTGACCTTTCCTCTGGAATGAACTACTTGAAGGAAAGCCCCCGAAAGCAAGGCAAAGACCAGGCAAAAGCAAGGCAAGGCAAAGAAACAGGGGGGGTTAGCGGTGGCGCTGCTGTTCGGCCTGACGGTGTTTCGCCTTCTCGTCCCGTGCGTCGAGGACAATTATCTCCAGGAGGTCGCTAACTTCCTTGTGTGGCATCCCTGCCAGGTCTTCAGGCTTCAGCCCCAGTTTCGACCAGAGGGCTATCCTCCACCAGTAACCCTGGATCTCCGGTCCCCCCCCCGACCCCATCCTCAGTGCGGCTGCCGTCGCGGCCACGAAATCGGCGCCTCTCGTCCTTGTCGCGATCCGAGTTGCGCTCGTTCACGGCGGCGTAGATGCGCGAGAAGACCTGCTCCGGTAGGGCACGAATGCTGTCACGGAGAACGGGGGCCGGATGATACGGCAGGACCGCGTCGGCATCGTCGGTGAGGTTCCAGGAGACAACCGAAGCGACAACCATCTCCCGCTGGTAGTTCACCATATCGGGAGCCGCCTTGCTGTCAACCAGGCGGCTCAGGTGTCCCTTGCACCGGTCCATCTCCCCGTTCGTCAGGCACGACTTGATCGTTACGATCCATGTCCCCTCGGGGGCATCTTGAAGATCGGAAAGGTCGACGTCCTCGGTACCGGAATACTGGCTGAGAAAACCCATGATATTTGTTCCTTCGGTTGCTTGTTCGGTTGCTGCTGCTGGTTTTGGTTCGGTTGGTTCTGTTTTGTTCGGTGTTCGGGTATATCAGAACTGTATGTAATCTCAGTACGCGGTACAAACGGCGTTTACAACGGTGGCCGAAATGGTGGTCGGTGCGGCCAGGGCGGCGTTAAGGTCGAGGGATGCCTCAAAGCCGAGAGTCGACATCACGACGTCGTCCATTTTCACGTCGTCGGCATATTTGGAGATGTTGCACTGCGGCAGGTTGATCGTGATGCTCTCACCAGAAATGAGGGCGGTCGGCAAACCTTGTGGCGTGCCGTTCAGGCTGACTTCGCCCTCTGTGGCGGTATGGGCCACGGTGAACGAGATGCCGCCGGTCAGGGTGCTGTTGGTGCCCTGGAACCCGGTAAGGTACTGGAGCAGGTAGTCATACGTGGTGTCAGCGTTCCCCCCGGAGTTGAAGTAGACAACCTCTAGCTCACCGGAAATGTGCCGGGTGACCGGGGTGAGGAACTGGAGCCCGTGGGTCTGGTTGTACGTGTACGTGCTCTTCAGGGCGTTGTCAATGCTCAGGGAGAACGATGTGCCCTGCGTCAAGCTGGTGCCGAACAGGTCCAGGGTGACCTCGGCGAACACGAACGGGTACTCGTCGGTGACCGAGATGGCCGAAGGTGAGGTGAGAATGTTGACGGCCTGGGCCACCATGTCGATGGTGGCATTGATGCCATCGTCGCCGGTGGTGCATTTCATGTCGTACTTGTTGACGCGGGCACCCGAGAACTGGAGGGACTCAAAGCCGCCGATGTTCTTCTCGACGGTCAAGCTCGGCAGGGTGTTGGCCTGCTGGATCGTGTGGGTAAAGGGTGACTGCACGTAGGTGACGGTTGCACCGGAAGCATGCGAATAAACCAGGGGGGCCGTAAACGTGACGGTATACGGTGACGCGCTGCCGGTGGACGTGGCAACCTGGCGAACCTCAGAGGTGGTCGGAGTGACGGTGGAGTTCACGTCGATCTGGATGTACTGGCCTACGGTCGGCTTGGTGGATGCCACGGTGATGGTTGTGGCAGCCACGGCGGTTCCTGCCGCCAGGGTGTCCGTCAGACCGGCCAGGGCTGTTCCTGTGACCCCGTAACCGGTTCCGGCTCCAGCTAGGCCGGTGTTGCCTCCGTCGTAGCCGATGGCCGCAACCAGGAAGGCGATGCCATTGGTCGGGAAGATGGGTGCGTCGATCGACCCGGTGTTCTTTAGCTGACCGTAGAGGGGAAAGATGTTGACATCCTTGTAGCCCATCATCAGCTTGGGGAAAAAGAGCCCGGCGTCGGGTTCCATCGTGTTGCCGGTCATGGGCAAGAACGATGTGGGGAGCACGGCGGTACCGAAGGTGGCCTCCCTGGCTACTCCGGTCGCACTGAGCGAACCGTACTTCTCTGTGTTGACGGCTATAAATCCCCTGTGCTCTGCTTGGAGGAAGGCGAATCAGAAGGGTTATCAGACTCACTAGATGATAGCAAAGTCTCCTGTTTTACATCCTGTTTGGCGTCAGACTTGGCCTCAGACTTGGCCTCAGACTTGGACCGCCGACGAGGCAGAACTTCGGCAGGCAAGCAGAAGTCCAGGCGAGCCAGGAGTGCTTCAGCCAGAACGTCGGGCACGTCGACCGTATCCCCGGCCTGGAGATTACGATTCAGGCTGGGGAAAGTCGCCCGTGGACCCATGTATGTCAAGATCACGCAGCACCACCTAGGGATTCATTGATGACATCTAGCATTTGCTCCACTATTGTATCGCGTACCTGGTTGTACGCCCGCTCGGGGAAGTTATTGGCCTTTGTTCCGGGGTGGTGAACCGAGTGAACGATCATTTGCTTGCCGTTCCATTGGAAGGAAAGCAACGGGTTGCCATATATCATGTGGGGTTGCGTGCCCGAGATGATGTACCCCATGTATGGCACGCCGTAGGACATGATGCGGACCATATTGTCTGTTCCGGTGCCACCCCCGGCTTCGCCGCCGATCTCATAGGTGATGCTGTCGCGGGCTTTCCCGGTGCGGACCGGTGCGGCATTGCGGGCGGCGTCCTTCACAACCGGGCCGGCGCGTCCGGCCCATTCGTTGAATACCTGCTGGAACGACCAGGACTTGAAAGGGAGGGTGTCGAAACCCGAGGTGGTGACGTTCACGCCTGCACCTTCTCCTTGCACGTTACCTGCAACATGGCGTCATACAGCACCAGACCGTCGTCGGTCAGGGCCACGACGGGTGCCATCTGTCCGGTGATGTTCTCCCCGATAGCCAGGAGTTGGGAAACATAGTTGGTGGTCGGATCAACCACGGGACATGGCATCTCTGCCGACCACAGGGCCAGGGCGACGGCATCCACGATGAGCGGGAACGCCTGATCTACCCCGGCTGCGTCCGAGAGGGTCTGGTACATGATGTAGAGCGAGATGGTCCAGACTATTTGCCGGTAACCCGACAGGGTGGAGTTCGCCACGTTGCTCGATCGAGGAGCCGTCTGGCGTGCGTCTGTCCACTGGCCTCCCCAGATGTAGACCTGGGGCTCATCCAGAGTTCCGGGGGTAGGTGGCGCTATGTAGGCTTGCAAGGTTGACGGTTGACCGGGCAGGACAAGACCGTTCAGGATGCCATAGATGTTGGTCTGGATCGAGTTGAGCGGCACCTTAGAGCGTCCGTTTGTAGGCTTCGATTAGTTCCCGAGCCTGGGCGATCCAGTCGGCAGCCTTGCCGCCGGCACCGCTTGAGGCCGTTCCCCGGAGGGATTGCACCGATACGGCCGTGACGCCCCGCGTGGTGGCCTGAGCTGCTCCCAGGAGACAGGCGGCCCACTGAACCGATGGCGACATGGTGGACACCATCGTGCCCATCGGGTGGGCATATTCGGTTGGAGAAGTCAGGGTCAGGGTGCCAGGTCCGATGGGCACAACGATGCCGGATATCGGCAGAGTGATCGGACTGGTGGCCGTAACGCTGGCGATGTTGATGCCTTCTTCGTATGGCTCGTCGTAGATGGTGACATCCTGCCCGGTGAAGGCGGTCACGTCGTCCACAGAGAGCGACGTGGCACCAACGGAACAGGCGGCAGTCAGAGACGTATGGCTCCAACCGTTCAGATAGGTCATAGCAATGCGGGTGTTCATTCGGCCATAGCACCAGGAAACAGCGCCGGGGGCTATTTCCACCTCAAAGGCTTGGGCGGCACTGGTGCCGGGAAACAGAGGACCAGACCCAGGTAGGATAGCGCCGGTCAGCGCACCGTCAACGTCTTCTGACACCATGAGCGACGTGGCTGGGATCACTGTCCAGCTAGGTGGAATCTGATAGGTCGGAGACGCGAGGGCAACAATCGGTTCGATGACAGGCCACCGTGAAACAAGAAAACGAGCCGTCCCGGCATCGGTCACACTGAGTCTCCATGTACCCGGACCAATCAATGTCTCCGTGTCCAGGGTGGCCCGCAATGGTTGGTTGCAAAATGCATCAATAATCGCGGTCGACCGTTTGCATATCCGCATCTGCTCTGACAACTGAAGCGCCGTCGAACTTTGTGGTGCAGGGATGCTGCCCCAGTTGATACCAAGAGGGGACGAGGTCAGGATGTTGGGAACCACATAGGGGGTGGACATGACTTCTCAAGTATGGCAGGCAGGCGACGACGGCGACGGAGTGGAGCCCCGGTGACAACGAGTGCAGAGCCACATGTCGTTCTCCCACCGAATATGCCGGGCGCAACACCTGGCTCGGCATACCTGGCAGTATTCGACTACAACGGTGCCGGGTTTGGAACAGGCAGCACAGCGCAGTGCCTTCCCGCGTCCCGTCTTGTGTGCCACATCTATGAGGACTTGGAGCCGTCAGCTATAACCTGAGCCAGAGCCCTGGTGATCTCCTGGACGCGCTTGCCGCCTTCGTCGGAGAGCTTGTCCTGCTCGCGCTGTTCCTCTGCCGACAGGGCCACCAGTTTGCGGTCGGTGTTGGCTCCGTACCACTTGCTGACAAAAGGCCCACAGAGGTCGCACTCCAGGCTATGTGTTTCCGCCAGGCGGTGTTCCTTGCCGCAGCCGCCGTCTGCCTCCGATACGGTGATGCCACCCAGGTCGGTCGGGGTGAAATAGGTGGTCTGCTCGGGGGCGCCGCGACTCATGAAGTTCCGGCGAACCGGGGCCTTCTGGTCGAGTCCGGTGTCGGTCATACGGGGACGGGGCATAGTGTTTCCTCTGTTTCGGAGTGAGTTGGGCGGCTGCAACGGGGACACATTTTCTGCCAGGGCCACGCATTGAACCCACAGGTTGAGCACTCGTTTGGCCGTGTCGGGATGTCGCTCATGCTGTTTACCGGACCACCGATATAGTCGTAGTTGCCATCCTTCTTGAAGGCATCAGCATGATTGCCTTCCAGTGTGACCCGATGGTTGTGGGAGTTGTAGCGGGTGCCATCTGCCATGGTCATACCCGTGCATCCCTTGGGAAGCGTGATGGTTTTACCGGTAGAACTCATACAGGAATACCCTAGCAAAACCATGAAGGGTCACCGCGGATAGCCTGGTGACCCTTCATGTGGTTTTGACTTTGCCTTGCTTTTCGGGGCTTTCCTTCAAGTCTGCCATCTCAGAGGAAGGTCATCCCCCTCGGGCTTGTATCACAGGTTTTTGGTGACCCTGCTATGACCAGGAAGATGTACTTGATTTACTTGTCTTCTGCAAGCCCTGCAAAACGCTGCTATATTGCGGGCCGTAGCCTACGAGGCTCCCGTACTCGGCGATGCTGTACCGGAAGCTCATGTCGATCACGGGCCACGCAATCGAGATGAGGTCTTGGACCATGACCATTTCCCAGCAGTTGGGGGTGTTCGTCCACGACATCGGCAGGGTGTAGCTCATGAAGAAGCAGGAGCCCTGGGTAAGCCATGGGTGGACGAGCACCTTCAGGACGGCACGGGTGATCGGGTTCTGGTACTCCGACACGGCGGCGCCGGTGCGAATGCCGCCTACTTCATCTTGGGAGATGAACAGGTGGTAGGCGCTGGCGTCGGCATTGTTGGACAGGATGTCCGATGCGAAGTTGGCGGCATCGGTACCCTCGCAGACCAGTTCGGATGGGTTGGCCCGGAAGGCGTTGGACAGACCGTCCACCGTGGTTCCGGTGTCCCAGAGAGCCTCCAGGACCGGGTTGACCGCTGCAATGGAAAGGGTCAGAGCGGCGCTCTTGTTGACGCCGACCCCGGAGAACGAAGCGGGGTACACGGTGTTGGTGGTGGCCCAGCCGTCGATGACGGACAGGAGGCCCTCGAAGTCGTTGGACGAGTTGGTACCCGTGTCAACAGTAGACGGGGAGGCCGTGCTGGTTGGCAGGGCGCCCTGGATGGTGTACCAGGTACCACCAACGGTGGCCACCAGGTGGAAGCCGCCGGAGCCGGGGTTGGCCGTTCCGGTTGCCACGTACACCCTGTACTGGAAGGCACCCTTGACCGGGGTGATCTTCACGTCGATGACTTCGCTACCGGAGAAAGTGGTGCAGGTGTTGACGTTGCCGGATGCGTAGGCCGTCTCACCGTAGTAGTTGAGAGCCGTCACCAGGACGTAGACGTTGGTCGTCACACCGGTTACGGCCGTCTCGAAACTGGCTGCGGCCCGAGGTGCCACGGTGGGCGAAACGGGCTGGGCGAGTGCGGTCCCGGTACCGGAGAAGATTTGGTCCTCTTCGGCAATCATGGCTTCTTGGAGCAAGATCAGGTTGGCCAGGGACGAAACGTCCTCGAAACCCTGACCGGCGAACTGAGCCAGCCAGGTGAGAGCCTCGGTCTTGCCGAAGTACTTGTACGGCACGTTGAGGTCATATGCCTGCTGGGCGCCGGACGGAGGTAGCTGGGTAGGCCAGGATGACAGAGAACCACCGGAGGGCAGTTCTGAGATGGACCACCGGGCCGCGTTGCCGACACTGCCGCCGGTACGGGAGCCCGTGATGCCGGTGAAGATCTTGGCCAGACGGGCGTTGCCCTGTCCAGGCATGCGGGGGATCTTGTTCCGCATCGGGGAGTAGACCGGGTAGATCAGCCGGGACGGAGCCAGGAGGTCGAACGGCACCAGACCGGTGGACAGAGGCGAGGACAGGCTGAAGTTCTTGCCCATGCTGGCACCGATTTCACCGAGCATGCCGTTCAACTGACCAACCAGGTCGGTCATGGCCCGGTTCTGGGGCTGAGCGCCGAGGAAGCCGCCGAAGCCACCCATGAAGTCGCCAGAGAAGCCCTTGACTACCTCGTCAGGGGATTCGATGCCGCGCTTGGTGGCGGCCCGGATAGCCTT